GTCTGCTACCGTACCCGGGTGCTGCACTAATGGTTCGATTACCTAAGTTTGTGCCAGCTTGCCAATCGGTTTCAACTTTGTTCGCATCACCGCCGAAAGTTTTGATCTGATTAAAAAAGTAGGTAACAATTCCCGAGTCATCTGGATTTTCGCCAAGGTTAAGGGCAATTTGCTTTGCTTGATCCATGTAAGCTGAATCTTCTTTTTCCTGCGTTTCGCGCAGGACCCGCAGACGCTTTTTTTCATCAGTACTGTTTTTTGTGGTTAACGCATCAGCCTTAAGCTTAGCGTTCTGCTTGGCCGTCATCGCCGGGGCGTATATCGAGGCAAACCCGGTTATCATGTCGCCAAAGATATTTGGTTTCGGCGTATAATCTATTTCCCCAGAGGCAACTCCAGCCTGTACATCACGCCAGCCCATCAACCGTCTCCTCTTCAGTCACTTCAACAGGTTCGTCTTCAACAGCCATACCAAGCATTGCTTCTTGCTCCTCAGCCGGAGCAGCAGTGGTCTCATCAGGCATCGCCATCAGTCCGCCTTCTGGCTGACCTTCGGTCATAGCCGAAACTTCCTCGGCAGGTAGCTCGTCCTCGCTATCTATAACGCCCAACGCAACTTTCAGTGCAGTTGGCGTAATAGACAGACGATCCTTGTCATCGGACCCCATCTCGTAGGAAAGTCCCTCAGCTTTGGCTAAAATCTCTATATACCGAGCAATTGGACCAGACATCAGGATCCCCAGATCAATGGGGATCTTGCCACGGGAAATGGCCTGTAGCATCAACGTGCTAACAATAACGGTAATTGGCGTCTTCATTTCGATTAATGAAAAGATCAAATCGGATTGGTCTGGATCATCCATCTTGCGGATAAGATACTCAACACCCTCGTCAAAATCTGTTATATCCGGTGGGCGATGCCAACTATAGTTGCGAGTATCGGTGGTGAAATTCGCACCAGGAATCGGAGCACTAAACTTCATCTACAGTCTCCTTCTTATCAATTTTCTTGGTGTCCGCTGGCGCGTCCAACATCTGTTCTTCAATCTTGTCCAGGTACTCTGGGGTGTAGATCAGGCCTTTATCAGATTGCCGCATCAGATTGGCGGGGACCTTGCCAGCCATGAAGTCTTTAATTGACTTTTTTACCGCTTGTTCAAACTTCATTTATTAAGCTCCGCTATCAATTCGGCTTGTTTTCTAATTGCTTCCCGCTGCCGTTCTAGCTCAAGAAACTGTCGATCAACTTCTGAGCGCTGCGGGAAGGTAATGACTTTATCTACCGCCATTAGTGCAGGGCCGCATAGTTAACCATGAGGTATCCGTGAGGTCCTTTGATAACAGCTTTGGGATGGGTCTTAATAACCTCTTGGGCCATCACGCCGTAAGTTTGGGCGTGATCCAAACCAAGCCGCTTAGCCTCATCGTTCCATTCCCAGCTATACCATTTGATATTGTTTTTGGTTTCGGTATACTCAATGTTCTCTTTAAGGCGCATGTCGCTGCCTCTGGCGATATACGCAGCACCAATCTGACCAATTGCATTCCATATGCCGCTAGAGCTACTTCCACTTTTACCTTGGGCGCTAAGCTGTGCCGCAAGCACTGTAGCGTCCCTGTTGGCCTCGTTATCTACACCTTTGAAAATGTAATCCAACAGACTGTCTACGCTGTCCCAAAGACGGTTCTGGGCTTCCTGCGAAATGTCTAAGCTGTTCTTAACGTCAGCGCTTGCCGCCTCAAACTTCATTTTAGTATTCGCAGTTTCAACGGTCTGACGCCATTTGGCGTTACTGACATCGATGTTGTACTGCATCTCACTATAGAAGCGGTCTCTGCCATCGCTCATCTCGGCGTTGAACTCGGAAACGTCATTCGTTTCCTGGGCATTAAATCTAGCCAGGGTGTTCATTTCAGTCGAGTTGTGTCGATCAATAGCAGAGTTAAGTTCATCATAAAACTTAGCCAGTTCATTAGCAGATTCTGCAGTAAACAGACGTTGTGCATTAATAGCCTTCTGGTCCTCAAACAACGATTGTACCATCGCCTGTTTATCTATCACTTCAGCTTGCTGTTCGTTGGTTAAGTTCTTGAGATCCATCTCAAGGAACGCTTTAGCGTTTGAAACAGCCGCTACTTCTCGCGTATTCAGGTTTCCTAACTCAAAGTTAGCCAGGATCTTCGCTTTGTTTATTGTGGATTCTTGGCGGTTATTAAGATTTTCGACTGTAATTGTCTGAAAGAAAGCTGCTTCCTTGTCAGCCACCCCGAGTGTGGCTTCCATAACCGCATTGGCATAAGCCGCCGTAGCGGCGGTGCCTGTAATACCGGAAAAAGCGATTGTCTTCTGCGTTTCACGAACCATCCGTTGGGCCCAGGGGGGCACCCGAGGCTGGCCATTACTATCACTGAATTCCTCACTGATGATTTTCATTTGGCCCAGGATTGTGGCCTTGTGATCAGTGTAGTTACCCTCGCCCAGCCTTTCAGCGAGAAGCTTGCCAGCGGGTGTTGAGGTATCGATAATCGTAGATATGTTTTGCGTGGCAAATTCGTTTAACGAATTGCCCAGCACACCAGTTCCAGCATTTTCAGCAGAAACATCAATCTCTAAGTCGCTGGCATTTACCAAGTTATCTGCGTCCACTGTGCCAGTGGCGGCATCAACTTTAGTATCTTCAGTCAGCAAGTCTGTAGCCGTCGAAGCCTCGTATGTGGTAGCACCCGGATTGGTGACCGTATCAACATTATTGCTAGACGCTACCGTACTGGCGGTAAGTGTAGGATCCTCGCCCAAAGCATACCTGGTGCTGTAGGGATCTAAATTAGTCCCCTCAGCATCACCACCCATCGTGGGTATGAGGTCTGCTAGAGTCATGTTTCGTGAGCTTAAGAACGCATTTGGATCAGCTATTATAGCAGCCATATCCTCTTGCGATTTAATGAGCCCTGCTGTCTCTGCCATCGCAAGGATGGCGTCAGAATTTAGCGGATTAACCTTGGGTGCTGCTGGTGCTGCAGCGACTGCGGGTTGGCTTGATCCACCACCGTCATTGCCTGTGTTGTTGTTGTTGTCGGTAGGGCGGTTTGGCAGAGTATCTTCGAAGGCCCGGCCTTCCTCGTTATCTACTATCTCACCTCTTTCATAGGATAAGCCATCTCTGGGCGTTAGCACATTAGCCACACTCTGCCCAAAACTATTCCCTTGGCCTACAGTTTCGCTCCACAAACCCATTAGATCTTATCCTTTTCTTCGTGACATTTCCGAATAAGATCCCGGAGATGAACATAATCTTTAACAGCAGTTTCAATCGCCCCAGAATGTGGCGGCAATACAGCTAGCTGGTCTGAAAGTTTGTTGGAAAAAGGAACATCGTACTGCTTAATCTGAGGGCAGTAGACCTCCAGGTCGGTCCTATAGACCGTTCCGCACCCGATCAAGGAAGCCATCACGGGTACTAAGAGTAGGATCTTTTGCATCTTCGGCCATCGCTTTATAAAAGTTGGTTGTCTTGTGAGCAGCTTGTAAATCATCCTCGAGGACTTTGTTTTTTTCGTTAGCTGCACCACGAAATCTGCCCATTGCGTATAAAATAGGTAACGCAAGAGCCAAGGTCGCTATGATGTATGTTTTGATTTTACCAAAGACGAACATTAGTGAACTCCTTGCTGGTGATCCTTAAACCGGGCATAGGCCGCTAGGCCAATGCCGCCGATAGCGCACACTAGAAATAGCACTTTCAAACTATCAGCATAGGGCAAGAGCCCCTGCAGCTGCCCGGAGATTTCGTTCATTGCTGTGGCTGCTCCGGCAATGCCAGCACCAGCCATAGTTTTACTTTGAGAAAGCTTTTTAGGTGCAGCCGCAGATACTTTCTGAGGCATCTCTGAGCCACCCTCATCAGATGGCAGGGCAGCATCTGAACTGAATAAAGCAGCTTCAGCGGCACGTCTGCGAGTCAGGCCGTTTAGCGGCACTAACTTGCCGTCTACACGGGCTTTATTCCAGCGCATGAGTTGCTCAGGAACCTCGTCGTACATTCCCTTATTTAGTTTTTTGAGTAAGGTGCTGGATTTAAAGTTTCCCTCACCCAAGTTAAATACAAAACTAGTAAGCGAGTCATACTGATACTGCGAAAGAGGAACATTAACGTGCCGTTTCACGGCCTTACCGTGATCCGCTAAATCCTCGATTAAACGGACCTCACAATACTCTTTTGTCCACTTGGTTCCTGATCTAACGCCCTTAGTGGCACCAAATCCGCATGTATGACGGTTGGCCGGACAACGGTAGCTGCTGACCATCCCATCGGCTTGCACCCGGTGCAAACCCTCAAACTTTTTTACTAAATCTACGCCTTGGGGTGATATTTTCTGTGGGTGCATTATTAACTCGATGTGTTGAGGTACGGCGATGCCAGGCCAGCTGTAGGAGCTGATTGGCTCGACATTACGTTAAGTGCGTTAGGCATATTGATCCTACGCTCACTGATGAAATTCCCAGAATTGTCAGTCATAGTCAGGCTGAGATTTCCGTTTGCATCTAATGATCTGCGTGTGGAATTCCCGGCCTCATCCAAAGTTTGCCGGAGCAAATTTCCCTGGTCATCAAAAGCGGAAGTGATGTCAGAGAACTGTTGGCGAATGCCTTCGTTCAGAGCTCTATTGTTAAAGGCCGCTCCGGCTTCTGCCTTTAGCTGATTAGCTTGCACTCGCTTAATGTCCCCGCCAACACGATCTATTGCGGTGCCTTGGGCAGTTGCTGCGTTAGCCATGTCATCGCGCAACCGTTGACTAGCATTTGCATTGGCAGTTTGCATGTCAGTTCGAGTGTCTTGCGCCACCCGGGTATCGCCGGAATAGCGCTTAACATAATCATCAAAGCTGCTTTGGAAAGTATCCTGCGTGGATTGCAGTGCATCTTGGTTGCCGAGCATCTCCCCTGCATAGATGTCTTGATCAGCAGCCATCGCATCCAGATTTGTGCCTAATCCCTGCTGACCCGTAATTAAGTCAGTCCGCGCAGTGGCAAGCTCAGACGATGCGTCATTAAATCCTTGGGTAGTGGCTGCGCCAGCATCCGCAAAACCCGTAGCCCGAGCAGCATTTGCATCAGAAAATCCACTACTGAGATTACTGTTTGTTGCCGCTAAGGCGGCTGTTTGATCTTCAAAACCAGTATCGACAGCAGTCTGCATGTTTGTGTTGGCGGTATCTACCGTATCAAATCTTCCACCCATGTTTCCGAAACCAGCATCTTGTGTGGATTGCAGCCCGGTGATCCCCGTATTAGCGGCTTGCACAGCCGCTGCATTGTTTCCAACCCCAGCGTTTACCGCATCAAACTGAGTGTTCATCCCGGTGTTATACTTCGCCATCAAATCGCTCAGATTTGTGAAGCCTGTGTCCACATTGGTATTAACGCCAGCAATGTCTGTGGATAAACCAGTGATCCCGGTGTTGGCGGTATCGATGCCAGTGTTGGCGGTATTAACCCCCGTCTGGATATCTCCCAACGGCTTGTAAAGGCCTGTGGCCGCTTCTTCGCCAGCCGCAGCAATGCCAATACCGCCCATCAGACCTTCGTATTGCTCATCGCCAAGCCCGGTATATGTATTGCTTGTACTACTGCTGCTGCGTGAAAACAGGCCCATTTCGGTCCCTCCGTTTGAATTTTGGGTGAATAAAAGTGCCTGATAATACAGGTAGTTGTTATAGACTTTGTAATATGATCAGTTAATGTATTTATAAACTATTAGTTAGGTTGAGGCAAGACTTAATCAGCATCAGCAATGGTTAATGTGCCAGCATCTACTTGGCGCAGTATCTCTGCGTAGTGTCTGTTAGCGGGGTTTAGTGGGACTGATACGTGTTGACCATTTGCTATGCAATTAATGGAGCAATTTTCGTTAGTAAGACTACTAGTATTATACTTAGCGTTTGTAATTGTCATTGAACTATCCATAATTATAACTCCGCATCAAAGTCTAAGTAAGCAGCCGTAGTATCATTTGCTATTAAAAATACAGCATCACCAGCCGTTAAACCACTACCAACATGTCCCACCAAACTATGTTGTAAAACTCCATCACCATCAGTTGCAATAGTGGGTACTGCAGAACACGCAGTAACAGTACCACCATTATGTAGTACTGCATAATTTGCGGCAGTACCTGTTGTCCCTAAAGATGGGGAATCTCTCATGGTAACAGGTGCATGAACCATAGTATTTGTAGCTACAGTAGACCTGTTTTGTCCTGCACCAAACAAATGATATTCATTATTACCAATAGAGTTTAACTTATAATAATACCGTTGGCACTTAGCTAGAGTAACCCCAATATCCTCTTGCTCAAATTCCGTTGCAACCGGGCCGACTTCCATCTGCACTCCCGTGATAAAGAAGTTGTTGGCAGTGTTGCTGAAGAAGCTGCCTATGCCAGCGGCACGATTGGCGCTTGTGTTGTTAGCAAATGCTGCAGTATTTAATGTACCACCTGTATAGGTTGCACCTGCGTGAAGCCAAAAAGATAAACGTAGACTTTGAGCATTATCATCATCAAATGGGCTAGAGCCATCGTCTACATCGGTAGGAAATGTTAATTCAATTCTGTTCCAATCAGTTGTAGTATCAAATAATTTAGTTATTTGCCTAGAATTATCAACATCAAGCAATTCACAACCAAAAGTAAATGCAGCGTTAGCCTTAATATAAAAACTTACAGTAACTTGTTTAGCACCAGTTACACCTTTACCTATACGTTGTAAATTTTGCCCTTCAAATCTGTGTTGTATAGTTAATGCTTCACCTGCTGCAATAGATGTATCTGCTGTTGTGCAATCTAACTTAATACAATTAGCTGAGATGCCATTTGGCCCGTCTGCTGTTTGAGTCATTGTAAAACGACCTGCGGAGCTAGCTGTTCCAATTTGCCACCTATCGCAAGTGTAATAGCCAGAAGACGCAATGCCTGCCACAGACGAACTTCTCTGGGCCACGTTCATAGCCCCATTTATTATGAGATTCCTTCCAATAGCAGGGGATATGTTGGCGTTTGTTCTTGCTCTAGTCATCTGTTATTATCCTTCCAATGCCGTCAGGCGTGTCTCAATAGCTGCAAACCGCTGCTCATTGTATGCCGCTAAGAATGACAGCAACTCAGGGTAACGGATGCCTAAGCGTGTTCTTGATGTTGAACCTGACGGTGCTTCATCTTCTGTGTAATAGGTATCTGTGCGAGTGTAAGCATCTTTAGCTTCAACGGCTTCTTTAGCTGGTGTAACCAACTCATTAGTCACCATTACATCGCTGTCAGTTACTTCACGATACACTGCATCTACTGCATCAGCAGCTTCAACCGCAGCGACATCAACGTCATGCTCCCACCAAGTGCTTGAGATAAACAGTGAGTAGTCACCAGCGTCTAGGCCTTCTGCTGTGAATGCAGCTTGTACGTCTTGAGCTATAATGCCTGAGTGAGTTCTTGCATTATCACCCTTGGCTGCGACTTTGTCTTTCCATCTGAATGTCTTGAACAATGCAGATATGCGCTTTGCCACAAGCATTTCGGCTAAAGTAAGTGCGGCTATGTCTTGCTTTTCGTTGCGGTCAGAGGTTTGAATTGTGCCGTTGGTGGCAAAG